GTCTTCGCACGGAAAGCCATTCATAGCCTAATTACCATTCATGGCCAAAAAGCCATTCATCACGCGAAAAAGCCATTCATAGCTGGTATGACCCTGCCCTCCACTCTGCCCCTGGAACGGGAGCCTAGGCCGGCGCAGTATGCCCTAGGCGGGTCTGCACTGGAGTGGCAGGGCTATCGGGCATTATTCAGCAGGATGCAGCGGATCGCAGCACAGCAGGAAAGTATGATTAAAGGCTCAGAAGTAGGATCTGAGCCTATAGCTAACCCTTAGGCCTTGACTTTATAAGTTCCCCGTTGCTTGCCCTTATCGGTCCGGACTTTGCGTGGTGACCCTGGCAGCTTGCGAGTCGTTGGATTTGTGCGCGTTATTTGTGCACTTAATTCTGTGACCCATGCCGGCTTTATGTCGTTGGGGCAAATCTCACCGCCGTTCATACGTTGGCACGTGTCCCAGTAAGGTATGAGATCCTCCCACAATTGTCTGAGCCCTTCCTTCCCGTGGTTTTGGTGGAGTGAGAGGAGATCCCTCCATTCTTGAGCCGTCAGGGTGGAGCGCTCGACACAATAGCGCAGATCCCGTAGGAGCCGCTTCTCTAGTCTGACTTGTTCCCGCAGCAGCTCCCTAGCGTCAGCCGCTCGCTGTTTAAGTTCCTTCTGGGTTGTGAGCACGGCCAAGGTTTGGCGAGAATGCTCGGCTACAGTATCACAGCGTTGGCACGGGTCAACCGATCCAACCGGATTGTTAAGTATCACAACGATGGGAGGCTGGGGGCTGGCCTATCGGTATTGTGGGCAAGTCCACTTCGGCAAACCCTGCCATGGCAACCTTGAATCTATGCGCACCCGCTCCTGTATTGGTGGAGCGTTGCGAGCGACTAGACGGCCTCCTAGGTCGTTGGATAATTGAACTCACAAGCGAAGCCGGGGCCGCATTGGTGCCCTACGGCCGCTCGGGTGACACCCGCCAACTAGGCGATACAATCCTAGCCAGTGACGGTGGAGCCTACTGCCGCCCATCCACTTACTTAGAAGCCTTGGAGGTTTGCGTCGGTCACCATTGGCGCGGCTTGCGGCTTCTATTTCAGCCTGACCTTCTAGATGGCCGGACATCCTGGCCCGGGGGGTACGATGCTCAATCCTACCTAGCCTCCAATCAGCGGGTGTGGGAAGAACAGTACGGCTCCCACGCTGCCCACGCTGACTGCGATGGGATGCCAGCACTAGATCCCCGCTTTTTAAGCGACCATATCGGCACCGATATGGTGGAGAGCTTGGAGAGCTTGGAGGATTACCCGGTGTTAGACGAGAATGACTGGTCAGCATTGGAGCTTGAGCGTCAGGCTGAGGCTTGGGAATCCTGGGCTGCTGCTGATTGGCGGAAGGAAGTGGAGAAACAGCTCCAAGCCTTAGCACCAGACGAGGCGGACCAATACTGGGCGGAAGACCGTCTAGACGAAGTGGAGAGCTTGGATGGCAAGCTGGTGGAGCTGTTCTACGCCTGCGCCGAACAAGCCAACGAGTATTGGCAGGAGGAGAGCGACGGCAGTCAGTGGATACGATGCGAGCGGATCGTCGAATCCCTCAACCTAGAAGACCTGAAGACCTTAACCGGCTTGGCACTGCTGCCACCTAGTCAGGAGTGGAGGCGTCAACCTTACCCGTGGCCCGGTGCGGATCCGTCTCCATTGGTTGAAAGTCTGGCTATTTGAGCCGTTGTAGTGTATTATTTGACCAGGCCCACCCGCGGCTCCCTTTTTATCTGATCTGATCCGATGAAACAAACACACGAATTCTTCTGGACGGGAACCCATGTCTCGGGTTCTACAGCCTGCGCAGTGGTTAGGTACCACGGCCCTACCGATACCAAAGGCAGCCGATGGATTGCCACTATCACCCGTGGTATTGACGTGGTATGGCGTGGCACGGTCTGCTTTACTGACGGCCCTATTGAGGCTGCATTGGCAGCTTGCAAACGTGGTGGGGTTGACTGGCAGCCGGTCTCCTGTCACAGCATTGACAGCGATACCTACGCAGTGGGGTTCTGATGGGTCCTTATATTGTGCTAAATGATGGCCACGGTGTTTTTATCCCCCAGCTGTGGTGCCAATCAATCGCAGAATGGGAGGCTGAGACCTTGGGGATCCAATGGTCAGATGTGCAAGCTTGCCAAGCCGGACCCGATCATGCTTGGTACTGGGAGGCATGGCAAGCGATCCTAGATTCTGCCTCAATGATCAGTGATGGCACCACGTGGCGATTACACCAGGACGGGGATCTATGGGAAGTGCCCGATACGTGGGATTGGGAGGCTAACGGATGGGCAGACTGAGCCTGGCTTAAGCCTCTTTCGCTTCCCTACCTGACTTACAGCACGTATACCCCACTTTATCGGTGGGAATTGTGCCCTTCTTACCTGTCTAATCAACCAAACTTGATCCGAACCGAACTATGACCCCCTTTCGCGTTACTTGGCTAAGCATTGGAGCCACTGTCACTCTCAGCCTCTGGGCCGGATGGATGCTGGCTGCTGAGACCCGCGACCACCTCACCCGTTGCAAGCTGGGGCCAGAGCCCGCCGCTTGCGAGCTGCGACTGTTGGGTCGCTAGGGATTGTTACAGTATGTGAACTGGTCTGCTGCCACTCGCGGTACCGGCTTCCTAACGGCTAAGATGTAACAGTAAGCAAGGCCAACCAAGCCATGATCAACCTCTATCAGATCATCATCACCCGCACTGAACGCGCTTCCATGGATCCTGGCGCTGTAATCGGATTCTCCACTACAGTCTCAGCCGCCAACCTACAAGAGGCACAGCAACTAGCAGAGCAACGCCTAGCACGTTGCGATGATCGGGCTCTGTTATACATCGAGACAGTCAAAGATGTAACGCCTGCCCTTTAAGCCCCCGATCTGCCAATCCCTCGCCGGTCACCAGGCGGGGGCATGGTTGGAAGTTGGGAAACGGGGAGCAGGACCCAGGGAACCTACATATAAATTCACAAATCTCACTACTGTTACACACCTCCTAGGTACTAGGGGGTAGGGGTCGAGTTTGTGTACTACAGTGCAGGCCAGCCCCAAAAATAAATGAGCACAGGTACTGATTTAACCCTCCGCCACGCGCAAGGTGAGGTGTTTTCGAGCCGTAAACGCTTCAGGGTGCTGGTTGCAGGCCGCCGATTCGGCAAAAGTTACCTAGCGTGTATCGAATTGTTACGCGCCGCCATCGAACGGCCTGGCGAAACCTTCTTTTACGCCGCCCCAACGTACCGCATGGCCAAGGACATCGCCTGGAAGGTAATGAAAAAGCTCGTACCCAAAGCCTGGGTCAAAAGTAAAAACGAAACCGACCTCAAAATCGAGCTGGTAAACGGCAGCACCATCGAATTAAAGGGCACCGAGAACGCAATGGCCCTCCGAGGCCGCAGTTTGGCTGGCGTGGTGCTCGACGAAGCCGCGTTCATGGACCGTGAGGTCTGGTTTGAGGTGATTCGCCCCGCCCTCGCCGACAAACAGGGCTGGGCCCTCTTCATCTCCACCCCGGATGGCACGGCAAGCTGGTTTTATGACATGTGGTGCTATTGCGAGGAGGGCGACAAGGACTGGGCGCGGTGGCAATTCACCACCATCGACGGCGATAACGTCCCCGCCGAAGAAATCGAGGCCGCCCGAGGTCAGTTGGACCCCCGCACCTTCCGCCAGGAATTCGAGGCCAGCTTCGAGAATCTCAGTGGTCTCGTTGCCGTCTCATTTTCAGACGCCAACATCGACGGCACCGTCCAAGACCTGCCCGTCCTCCCGCTATTGCTGGGGGTGGACTTCAACGTAGACCCCATGTCTGGCGTCTGCGCTGTTAAGAAAGGCAACGACCTGTGGGTCTTCGACGAAATCGTGATGACGGGTGGAGCAACTACCTGGGATTTCTGCGAAGAAGTGCAACGCCGCTATGGCGTAGATCGTCGCATCATCGCCTGCCCTGACCCCACGGGTGGCGCCCGCAAAACCAGCGGCATTGGCGTCACTGACCACACAATCCTCAAACGCTCGGGCTTCAAAGTCTCCAGCCCCCGGGCCCCGTGGAAAATCCGCGACAAGATCACCTGCGTCAACACCGCCCTGCTCGACGCATCTGGAACCCGCCGCCTGTTTATCCACCCGCGCTGCAAAGAACTCATCAAATCCCTCCGCACTTTGACCTATGCAACTGGCACCGGCCTACCCAACAAAAATCTAGGCGTAGATCACAGTTTCGACGCTTTGGGTTACTTATGCCTCCAAGTATTCAACCTCGCCAAGCCAGAAACGATGGGCCAAACCGGCTATCGTGTCTATTAACTGGAGCAGTTACATGGCCAAAAAGCCCACCAAAGCCCAGAAAAAGACCGCCAAGGTCATGCGCGAGTACGGCAAAGGCGAACTGCACTCCGGTAGCAAGGAAGGCCCGGTCGTAACATCTCGCAAACAGGCCATCGCCATCGCCCTCAGTGAAGCTGGGTTGTCCAAGCCCAAGAAAAAACCTGCCCCCAAGAAGGGTAAAAAGTAATGGCTAAGCGCGGCTTGTACAGCAACATCGACGCCAAACGCAAGCGCATCGCCGCCGGTTCTGGCGAATCCATGCGCAAACCAGGCACAAAGGGCGCCCCGACAGCTGGTGCGTTCAAAGCAGCAGCCAAAACCGCCAAAAAGCGTAAAAAATCATGACCACCGCAGGCGGCATTATTTACGATGGTGAATTAACAACTTGGAACCTAGGCTCACGCACAACCGCAGGCTACTTTCCCGTCATTGACGCCGTTGCTCTGAACTGGGCCATCCAAGTAACCGTCTCCGGCCTTACTGGAGGCGGCAAACAAGCCGTGTTTGACTTTGAGGGTAGTTTGGATGGCGTCAACTGGGGCAGTCTAACTGTTGTAACTAAACATGCTGGTACCAGTACCATTTCAGCTGATGGAACAGTTATATATTACATTCAAAATCAACCAAATCAGTACATGCGCTTACATCTAATAACTCTTACTTCAAGTAATACAGCCACTGTTTCTGCCATGCTCGGAGCAATGTAATGGGCACCCGAATTTGCCAAGGCGGCTGCATCCACATGCAGATGGACGCGCAAACCCGTATGACGGAGGCCACCTTCGTCTTCATGACCCCGAGCGACCCCGACGACTTCTCCATGCTCATGGCACGTCTCGCCAGCGGCATCGAAGTGATCATTGAAGTGGAGGACGAAGATGATTGATTATCGCGGCGAAAAGTTCTCGGGCTATAACAAACCCAAACGCACCCCCGGCCACCCCAAAAAATCCCACGCCGTCCTCGCCAAAGAAGGCGACAGCGTAAAACTCATCCGTTTCGGCCAACAAGGCGTGTCTGGATCACCCAAACAAGCAGGCGAATCGGATGCTGAGCGCAAACGCCGCGAAGCCTTCAAAGCCCGCCACGCCTCCAACATCGCCAAGGGCAAAATGTCTGCCGCCTATTGGGCCAACAAAGTCAAATGGTGATCAAATTTGACTTTCCTGTTTGTGTAACCAATCTTTGAGCTGGCGCACGTAGTCCCGCAGTTCATGCGCCTTTTTAAGGTGCCAAGCATCGCCTGTTGTCAAAAAACAGGCTACATGATTATCAATAGCCTTCAGTAAATGCGAAATGACCGGGTTCCACGGCTCCCGCAGCGGCGTATCCCACTCCCGTTTCGACACCACCGCTCTGCACTGGAACGCCCTTATTTTGGCCGAACAAGGTTAAGTTAGGTCTGTCAAAATAGAAGCAATGTAGGAGTCAACACCGTGGTCTACAGCGGCTCATCCCCATTTACATACGCTGTAGTCAGCGAGTCCCCGTTTGTCCGATCCCTAGAGGTGATCGGCATGACCAGCAACTGGAGCGTAATGGCCGCCGTCACAAACGGCACCAACTACCTACGCGACCTAGCCGAGACGTATTTACCCCAAGAACCCCGCGAGGACAATACCGCCTGGCAAACCCGGATCGACCGCAGCGTCCTCTCCCCCTACACCAGCCGCCTGATCGAAACCGCAGCTGGAGCAATCCTGCGCAAACCAATCCATATTGAAGGCGACCAATACTGGCTGGACCTTGCTCAGAACATCGACGGCATCGGCTCCAACATCAACGAGTACGCACGTCGGGCGTTGGTAAGCAGCATGACCTATGGCCACAGTGCCATCTTGGTTGACTACCCCCCAATCGGTGACGTTCGCACGTTGGCAGAAGAACGGGCCACGGGCCGCCGCCCCTACTTCATCCACGTCGATGCTCCCCAGATCTGGGGCTGGCGCCAGGAATCCACGATGCCCGGCTCCCGCCTTACCCAGGTAAGGATCCACGAATACACCACCCAACCCATCAACGAGTTCGGCGAGGATCAAGTCGAGCAGATGCGGGTCATATACCCAGGCCGCTACGACCTGTACACCCTGGGCCAAGAGACAGTCAACATCTACGAGTCGGGCACCTACAGCCTGGACGAAATCCCCCTAGTCCCGATCTACAGCAACCGGCGTGGAATGTTGCGCTCCCAGCCCCCACTGCTGGACATCGCCAACCTGAACATCACCCACTACCAACGCCAAGCCGACCTAATCCACGCGCTGCACATTGCCGCCATGCCCACGCTGGTGCTGGAGGGCTGGGACGACACGACGGGCCCCGTGGCAATGGGCGTCAACTACGCCATCTCAATGACCCCCGGCAATAAGGCGTATTACGTTCAGGCTGACGCCACCAGCTTCGACGCCCAGATGGCCGAAATTCAAGCACTGGAAGGCCAGATGTCCACGTTGGGCATCACCAAGTTGTTTGGCCAAAAATTTGTTGCGGAGTCTGCCGAGGCCAAACGCATCGACCAGGCCCAATCCAATTCCGTTTTGGCCATTGTCAGCCAAGAGCTGGAGTCAGCTTTGAACCAGGCCTTTGCGATTGCCGCCCAGTACGTGGGCATCGAGCCCCCGGAGATCAGCATCGACCGCGACTTCGACTACTACCGCCTGATCGGCCAAGACATTTCTGTCCTCAGTCAACTCAACTCAGACGGCAAGATCAGCGATGCCATGCTGCTGGAGGTTCTACGACGTGGCGAAATCCTGCCCGACGACACCAACATCGAAGACGAACTGGAGCCCTCCACAGAAGACGCTCTCTCACTACCTGAAGCAGCAGAAAATACAGGTGAAGACGACATGGACAACCGAATGGAGATGGCTTCCTCTTCTTAAGTGCTAAAGTAGACACGTCCAAGTAATACATTGCCGTGCCCGAAATTCAAGCAACGGACGTAACTCCTGTGGAGCCAACCCCGTCTCAGCCTGTGGCTGAAACCCCGGACTTTGCGATCCAAATCGAAGCCCTCAAGGCCAAGAACGCCGAACTGATCGGTGAACGTCGCAAGGACAAAGAGGCACGGGAAAACCTCCAATCCCAACTCGAAGAAATTCGGGTGGCACAGGAGCAGGCCAAAACCCAAAAACTTGCTGAAACTGGCGAGTACAAAACACTTTGGGAAGAAGCCCAAAAGACTGTTGCCGAACTCAAGCAACAGTTGACCGACAAAGAATCCACCATCGAAGAAATTCGCACCGGATTCACCAAAGAGCAGATCAAGTCGGCTGCTATTGCCCAGCTTTCTAGCGCTGGTGCAGTTGCCCCCGAACAGCTCTATCGTCTATTGCAGGAGAACCTTCGCACCAAAGACGGACAGCCCGTGGCTGTCGCCGGAGGTGTCGAAGTTCCAGTTGGTGAATACATCGCCAACTTGAAAAATCCGGGCAGTGGTTATGAGCATCACTTCTCCGCCACAAACCGCTCGGGTATGGGAGTTGCAGGCAGTGCCCGCGCTTCCGCCGTCCCAGGTCAAAACAATCCTTGGTCTAAGGATTCCTGGAACGTAACGCAACAAATGATCCTGCTCGGCAAGGATCCTGACATGGCCCGCCTCCTGAAATCCGAGGCTGGCGCCTAGCCCCTGTGGGGCACCCCGCTTACTAACCCCACTGGAGCAATCCCATGTCTTCAAGCCTGCAGAACTTTACCGGCGGAACATTCCTGTCGGATCTGGTTACGCGCCCCGAATTCCTTCAGTACACCGCTGAAGGTATTTTTCTCCAGTCCAAGTGGATCCAATCTGGCATCGTTGCTCGTAACGCTGCCCTGGATGCCCGTGCTGGCGGCACCCGCGTTCAAGTCCCCTTCTTCGATCCCATCAACCCCACCGAAGAGCAGATCACCTCTGCTTCTAACTGGGGCACCTCAACCGCTGGTTATCTGACTCCTCAGAAGACCACGGCTGACCAACAGATCATGACCATCCTGCACCGTGGCTTTGCCTACGCTGCTGATGATTTGTCCATGCTGGGCTCCGGCGCCGATCCTTTGGGTCATGTCCGCAACCAGCTGACTGCTGCCATCAACAAGCTGAAGACCGCAACCCTGCTGGCCCAACTGGCTGGTTTGTTCGGCGGCATCAGCGCTGCTGGCGTCCTCGGCGCCAACCAGACCAACAAGACCGGCACCACCAGTGCAACTGAGGCCAACTACGCCTCGGCTGCCAACGTGATTGCTGCTCGCAACTTGCTGGGTGAGCGTGGCTACGACCTCGACACCATCGCAATGCACAGCAATGTGTATGCCTACCTCCAACAGGTCGGCCAGCTGACCTTCTCAACCTCTGCTCTGGCTGCTGCTGGCGCAGTGACCTGGGGCGGTGGCGGCGTTGGTATTACCAACGTTGATGTGGCCTACTTCTGCGGCCTGCGGGTTGTGGTTGACGACCAACTGATCGCCCTGACCGGCGGCACCGCTACCCACCTTGTCAAGTACCCCGTGTACCTGTTCAAGTCTGGCGTGATCTCGGAAGGCATCCAACAGGACTTGCGCCTGGCTGCCGACCGCAACATCCTGTCCATGCAGGACGTGATCGCTGTGGATTACCACTACGGTTACCACGTTGCTGGCACCAAGTGGGCCGCCAACGGCGACAACCCCACCAACGCCAACAGCAGCGGCAACCTGGCCGCCACTGCCAGCTGGAACCTCGTGTACGGCACCACCAAAATGGTCCCCATCACCCGCCTGCTCGTAAATACACCTTTTGATGTCACGACCTACTAATAACAGGTTGTTCATAGACAAAAAAGAGGCCCCCAGTGGGGGCCTTTTTCTTTGCGTACCAATCAACCTTCAGGATCGAGACGCTTCTGCTCTTGCTGCTCAAACACCTGTACGGAGTCGATCAGCATCTTGTAGGACTGAAGCACACACTGATTAACCAGCACGTAGCTCACTTGCAATTGATCCGCAATCTCAGGAACGGGTACGCCTTCCTGCCGTAACTTCTGAATTTCAGCAGCTACGTCACTCCATTCGCGTACTACAGAGAAGTCCAGTGCCGTGGATTTAGGCTCTTCTACGATGACTTCAGGAACAATTTTTTTGACAGGCATGAAACTGGTGCGGTTCTTTCTGTTACAGGATAACAAACGTTGGCATGTGGACATCCCATACGGCGAGCACCTAGAAGCATCAGCCGAATTTGAGATGCAGGGCGTCGAGGTGTACCATGCCAGTTTGCTGGAACCGCCTAAGCGTCGCAGACCACGGGGAGTTCAGCGCTACACTTAAGAAAAGTAATGTGTATAGGCCGTGGCCGCAGTCATCGACGCCACTCTCAGCGGAGCCTCGGCCA